GACCTTCTCCAGGTGGTGATCGAGCTCCATCTCCACAGCCTCGACGACATGCTCGTCGGGGGATCCCAGGAGCTGGGCGGCATCGCGACATGGGTCCAGGAACGGCTGCTGATGCGACATCCTCGGATCGTCCTGACCGAGATCTGGGTGGCTGACCGCCCAGAGGTCAGGATCGGGATCCGCAGGGAGATCCGTTGAACACGAAGCATGACTACGACGCCTTGGAGCGCGAATACGTCACAGGCGAGATGGGCCTGCGCGAGCTCGCCCGGATGCACGACATCGCCAACCACTCCCTGATCACCGTCCAGTCGAAGAAGCGGGAGTGGGCCAGGAAGCGCGAGGAATACCGTCAGGGGGCCTCTGAGAAGGCCGTCGTCTACATGGCCGACCAGGAAGGGTCGCGGAGGGCCCAGGAGGCCAAGGTCCGCGACAACGCCATCGAGGCCATCGACGAGGCCATCACGAAGATGCGCTCCGACATGAAGGCCACGACCCTGCGCCTCAAGAACAACGAGTGGGTCGAGGAGCCTCTCGTGATCATCAAGCCCACCGACGTGGCGATGTTGATCGACCGCCTCAACGTCCTGTTCGGCAGGCCGTCGAACATCACCGAGGAGAGGAACCTTGGTATCAGCCTTTCCTCCGATGGAGTCTCCCCAGAACTCCTCCGAGGCATTGTCGAAGCTACTCGCGGCATCTCTGACGTTGGAGGAGCAGCAAGCTCTCCGTTCCCACGCGCTGATCGAGCTCGCGAGAACTGACGGACCAGAGGCGGTCTTCGCCTACGGAGAGATGGTCTTCGGGTACGTCCCAGCCGAGCATCACCGCGTCATGGTGGCGGAGACCCTCGAGGCCCTCCTCTACCGCGAGCACAGCGTCAAGCTCCTGCCGCGTGGTGGCGCGAAGACCACCTGGGACAACACGATCCTCTGCTGCTGGCTGGTCGGGAAGTACCCCGACATCCGCATCGGCATGGTGTCCAACACCGACACCCAGGCCAAGGACTTCTCCAGAGCGGTCAAGTATACGATCCAGGCCAACCCCCTCCACAAGCTCGTCTTCCCCGACTCCGCCCCGTCATCCGAGAAGTGGACGGACAAGGAGTGGCTCTGCGCTGGCAGCCGCTGGCTCGGCTCCAAGGACGTGACGATGTTCTCGGTTGGGGTCGGCGGCGCGATCATCAGCAAGCGGTTCGATCTCCTCCTCCTGGACGACATCCTCGACGAGGAGAACACCCAGACCATCGACCAACAGGAAGGCGTCGAGGTCTGGTTCAAGAAGACCCTCAAGCCCTGTCTCGCGCCTGACGGCGTGGTCGTCGCCATCGGGACACGGTGGGGCGAGGGCGACCTCTACGAGCGGTTCATGACGCCGACCGCTGACGGCGGCTTCGGCTGGAAGAGCCACATTGTCTCGGCCCTCACGACAGACGACGCGGGCCAGCTCGTCAGCTACTGGCCCGAGTACTGGCCGGTCGAGCGACTCCTCAAGGAGAAGGAGGAGATGGGGTCACCCCTCTTCTCGTGCTCCTACCAGAACGACATCTCCGGCCTCCTGGCCGGCAACATCTTCCACGGCCCGTTCGACCACTTCTCGGTGCTGCCGGAGGGTCACAGCTACACCCTCCGCATGGGCGTGGACCTGGCGTCCTCGATCCGGGAGCGGGCCGACTTCACCGCCCGCTGCACCACCGCCGAGGACGTGTGCATGGGCAGTTGCCCCCTCAAGGGCTGCTTCTACGTCCTCTCCGCCTATCGCGACCGGCGGGAGTCCCACCACGCCGACTTCATCCGCGACGGGTGGCTTGCCTACCCGAACATCGGCCTCGTGGTGGTCGAGTCCCAGCAGTTCCAGTCCACGCTGATCCAGGAGGTCATGGAGACCTACTCCAAGATCCCCATCGAAGGCAAGAAGGCCGACGTGGACAAGGTCACCAGGGCCAGGGCTGTCGCTGCGAAGTACGAGGCCCACAAGGTCTTCCACCACGCGAGTCTGCGTGGGTCCGCATTCGAGACGGAGTTGCTTTCGTTCCCCAAAGGCCACGACGACTTCGTGGACGCGGAGGGCTACTCGATGGACCTTGGCGGAAACGACTTCTACTACGGGAGCCTCAAGCGATGACCGACGATAGCCAATGGTCTGAGATCGAATTCCGCGACGGCAAGCGTCTCGTCCCCGGCTACATCGCGTCTCTCCTGACCGGCATCGAGACGCACCGTCTCACCTACGACGAGGCCATTGGTGAGGCCAACAGGAGGTCTGAGTCCGACTTCCTCAACGCCCAGCAGGACCGTGTCCTTGCGGCGCACTTTCGGGAGCTCCGCTGATGGGCATCATCTCCGACTTCCTCACGCGCTCGTACAAGACGAGCCCCAAGAACGTCCCGGTCGGGAGCAGCCAGCTCCTGTTCCAGGAACGAGGCAAGGTCGGCAAGACCTCGGCTGCCCTGTTCCGCAACTGGGCCGAGCACTCGGAATGGGTGAGGGCAGCGGTCAACATCCGCAAGGCCCAGGTCTCCAGCGCCGAGTGGGACATCGTCCCCTTTGATCACTCAGGAACCTTCGATGAAGGTCTCCAGTCGGAGCTTCGGGACTTGTTCGAGCGGCCCAACCCTGCGGTTGAGTCGTTCCGCTCGTGGGTTGAGCCGATCCTCGAGGACATCCTGGTGCTCGACGCCGGGTCTATCGAGAAGGAGCGCACCCTCGGCGGCGACCTGTTTGCCCTCCATGCGGTGGACGGCGGCAAGGTCAAGGTCAACGCCCTGTGGGACGGCGATCCCGACGAGGCGAGGTACTGGTGGGTCCCCACGCCCCAGTACGAGGTCCCGTTCAGGAACGAGGACCTGGTCTACGTCATGGCGAACCCTCGGACGTACTCCGTCATGGGCCTGTCGCCCCTCGAGACCCTGAAACTCACCATCGACTCGGAGGTCAGCGGCTCCAGCTACAACAGCCGCCAGGTCACCAACGCCGCGCCTGACGGCCTGCTGGATCTCGGTGAGGGAGCCCGCCCGGAACAGATCGAGGGCTTCAAGAGCTACTGGCTCTCCGAGGTCGCGGGCAAGGGGGCCATGGCCTTCATCGGCGGCACCAAGGGGGCCAAGTTCGTCCCGTTCCGGGGCTCCAACCGCGAGATGCAGTACCAGGAATGGCTGATGTACCTGGTGAGGAAGATCGCGGCGGTGTACGCCATCAGCCCCCAGGACCTGGGTCTGACGTTCGATGTCAACCGGGCCACGTCGGAGACCCTCGCGGAGCAGACCGAGGATCGCGGCCTGCGGCCCCTCCTCGCGCTCGTGCAGGACTACTTCACCCGCGAGATCGTCTGGGACAAGGCCTACGGAGGCACCAAGAACAACCTCGCCTTCCGGTTCACGCGGCTGAACATCAAGGAGAGCAAGAGCAAGGCGGACATCAACAAGCTGGCTCTCGCGAACATGCCCTGGAAGTCGGTCAACGAGGCCCGCCAGGACGAGGGCCGCGCACCCCTGGGCGACATCCGAGACGAGTCCAACCCCTACAACAAGCTCATGGCTAACACGCCACTGGGTCTCGTCCTGCTCGAGGACATCCCCACCGCAGCCGATGTGACCGTCGACAAGCCATTGCCGCCCACGGCTGCTCCCGCTGGCCCGAAGAAGCCCACCAGCAAGGACATGGAGGACCTCCAGAAGGCGGTCTCCGAGCTGGAGGGCGAGATCGGCTCGGTCCTGCTCTCAATGGGCGAGGACTGACCTGTCCATCCCCAATCCCATGGGGCTTCTACCTGACCAATCCCATGGTCGAGAAACCTAGAGGAAGACCATGGCAGCGACACTCGTTCTGGCCGTCTCCACGAGCTCGGGCCCGACCGTCACCGACTCGGTGACCGGCATCGACCTGATCTCGGCGGACAACGCCACCAACACCCTCGCCAACCGCCAGGCGAACCCGATCACAGTCGGCACCAGCAGCTACGAGAAGTGGATCCGGCTCAAGGTCACCGCGACCCCCGCGAACTACGTCCAGAGCTTCAAGGTGTGGTTCAACAGCACCGTGGACTCCACCACGACGCTGTACTTCACCGGGGCCTTCGTGACGTACCAGCAGGGGACCACGGCTGCATCGACGATCTCCGACGCCGCCGCGACGACCTACACCGCCGGCAACAAGGCCGTCTGGGACAACGCCCAGTACACCGCAGCCCAGCTCAACGCCTACACCAAGTACCTCGTCATGCAGCTCGCCGTCGGGGCGACCGCAGGGCCCGGAAACTGGACGCAGCAGACGGTCAACTACTCCTACGACGAGGCGTAGTTCTCGGTAGCATCTACCAAGGGGAAGTCGCCGCTGTCCCCCCTCCGGCGGCTTCCCCCCAATCCTCATCCTCTGGAGGGATCGTGAAGACAGTCCTGGTTACAGGCGGCAACGGGTTCATCGGTCGCTACGTCGTGGAGGAGCTGGTCAGCCGTGGATACGCCGTCTCGGTCCTCGACACCCGATACCGGATCGCACCCCATGCCACCGTCGTCCTCGGGGACGCCAGGGACGCCACCTCCGTCACCGAGGCCGTTTCCCACGCCGACGGTGTCATTCACCTGGCTGGGGTTCTCGGTACACAGGAGACGGTCAGGAACCCTCGCCCTGCGGCGGAGACGAACATCCTGGGGGGGTTGAACGTCCTCGAGGCCTGCTCCCAGCACGGCGTGCCGCTGGTTGTCATCTCCGTCGGCAACTACTGGATGAACAACACCTACTCGATCACCAAGCACACCATCGAGCGGTTCGCGGACATGTACGCCCGCTTCCGCGACTCGCGGGTGACGGTGGTGCGGGCCCTCAACGCCTACGGCCCACGGCAACTGGCGGCGGGACCCTACGGTCCGTCCAAGGTCCGCAAGGTCATGCCCAGCTTCATCTGCCGGGCGCTGTCGGGCGAGCCCATCGAGATCTACGGCGACGGCGGCCAGATCATGGACATGATCCACGTCAAGGACGTGGCCCGCATCCTCGTCGGGGCGCTGGAGAAGACGGACCGCGACGGACCGCAGGCCACCTTCGAGGCCGGCACTGGGCGGCGGACCACCGTCAACGACATCGCCCACCTCACCGTGGCGGAAGTCGCCAGGCAGGGCGGACCGGTCGTGGACGTCGTCCATCTCCCCATGCGCTCAGGCGAGGACGCGGGGTCGGTGGTGGTCGGGGACCCGCTGACGCTGGAGCCGCTGGGCATCGGGAGCCTGATGCCGCTCGAGCAGGGGATCGCCGAGACCGTGGAGTACTACAAGGGATACCTGGAGCGGGGATGATCGTCGATGTCGTGCTGTTCGACGACGAGTTCGACGTCCTCGACTGCCGCCTCAACGAACTCCGTGGGGTCGTCGACCGGTTCATCCTCTGCGAGGCCAACGCGGCCTTCTCCGGCGTCCCCAAGCCGTACCACCTCACCGCAGCCGACGACCGCTATCCCGACGTGACCATCGTGAGGGCGGACACGCTCGACGCCACCGGCCACCGGACGCGGAGCATGCCCTGGATCAGGGACGACACGACGGAGTTCTGGTGGCGCGAGGACGCCCAGCGGAACGCCGCGAGGAGCCTCGTCGCGGCGCTCCCGGGCGATACCATCGTCATGTACGGGGACCTTGACGAGATCCCCAGGAGGTCCGTGGTCGAGCGGTTCCGTGGAGATCCACGGCTGCTGATGATGACGCACCTCGTCTACTCGACGAGGCAGTACAAGACCGATCCTTGGCCAGGGACGGTGATCGGGCGGCGAACAGACCTCGGGGATGACGTGCTCCGGGTCCGCGACCACCGCCTGTCCTACGCGAAGATCCACGATGCCGGGTGGCACCTGTCGTGGTTCGGGGGCGAGGAGCGTCGGAACCGGAAGCTCGCCCATACGGCCCACCAGGAGCTGGCCGGTGCCGACCTCGCCGCGACGATGATCCACGTCGACGGCGTGACGGCGCTGGAGCCCTATACCGGCGACCTCCCGTCGTGGGTCGCGGAGGAGTGGACATGAAGGTGCTGGTCACCGGATCCGATGGCTTCGTTGGCCGGCACACCGTCGTGGCCCTGCGGGAGCGCGGCTACACCGTGCTGACCGCCGACAAGAAGGCGGGCCAGGATCTGACCGAGCGGATGTGGGTCCAGCGGCTGATCGTGGCTGAGCCCGACCTCATCGTCCACCTCGCCGGGTCCTGCTCGACGCTGGGCAGCATCTTGCGACCGCTCGACACCTTCAACGACACCGTGGTCGTGGCAGCCCACGTCGCCCAGGTCGCAGCCCGGCTCGAGATCCCGATGCTGCTCACCAGCTCGGTCAAGGCCCGCGACGGGATGACGCCCTACGGGGCCGCCAAGCAGATGGTCGAGACGTGGTGTGGCGAGCTCTCGCGGAGTTTCACGTTCCCGCTGGTGATCAACCGCCCGGGGACGATCTACGGGCCGGGACAGGAGGGCTCCGAGGAGTCGGGCTGGATCGCCTGGTTCCTGCGGGCCCAGCGTGACGGGATCGAGATCCTGATCAACGGCGACGGGCTCCAGGAGCGGGATCTGCTCCACGTCTCTGACTACGTCGAGCTGTTGATGCTCCAGGTGAAGTCGCCCGACTTCTACGCTGGCCGGACCTGGGACGTCGGCGGCGGGCCCGACAACGTGGTCACCGTCAACGACATGGCGGGCTACCTCGGCCTCGACTACGCCCACGGTCGCGAACGCTACGGTGACGCACGCTCCTACGTCGGCGTGAACGACGTTCCCGGCTGGGAGCCCAAGATCTACTGGAGGGACTCGGGGATGTTCGGGTGAGGGTCGTCGCCACGGGCCCGGTGGCGTCGGGGACGAGGCTCCTGCACCGCATCCTCGCGGGATGGGGCCTCGAGACGGTCCACCGCTCGATGCCCAACTACGAGGACTTCTGGACCGCCGACGACTTCCCGCCTGACGTGCGGTTCGTGATCATCACCAGGAGGCCGGACATCTCGACCCGGTCGGCCCTGGTCTCGGGCCACGGCCTGCTCGTCCACCGGAGGATCGCCCACCGTGGCTGGAAGGGCGACGACGACCACCTCCAGTGGGAGGTCACCAAGGAGAAGCCGCCGGAGCCGAACATCTGGATGATGGAGTGGTGGTGGACGAGGGCGATGGAGACCTTCGCCGCCTTCCCGCAGGAACGGACGAGGTGGATGGCCTACGAGGCACTGGTCGCGGCCCCCGACGCCCAGTTGCAGGGACTGGCCGACTGGCTCGGGGTGGAGAAGGGACCGACGGAGGAGATCTACGATGGCAACGAGCCCTGGCGATGATCGCTGACCTGTTGCCCTGCGCGATCCTCGTCCCGTCGCTCGACCGCCCCCACCGGCTGCTGGACCTCGTCGCGAACATCCACGGCAACACGCCCGAGGAGCACTTCATCCTGTTCTGCGTCAGCGACGACGAGAGCAAGCTGATCCTCGACGAGCTGGAGGAGTGGTACATCGACGACTCCGACGTGGAGGACCACCGCTACGTCACCCGCATGAACAAGCTCGTGAAGTGGCTCGACGACGCGAAGACCGTGTTCTTCGGCAGCGACGACGTCGTCCATCACCAGGGATGGCTGTCCGAGGCGCTGGCCGTGATGGATGGCGGACCCTCGGTGGTCGTGGTCAACGACATGCACAACCCGTCCGGCACGCAGGCCGTGGTCCGGCGGTCCTACCTTGACCAGGCGGTGTTCGACGCTCCGGGGCTGGCGTTCCACCCGGGCTACCGGCACAACTTCGCGGACAACGAGATGTTCTTCACCGCCGCCAGCCGCAACCAGCACGCCAGGGCCCAGCGGTCGCTGGTGGAGCATCTCCACCCGATCTACCGCAAGCCCAACGGAGCAGCCTGGGACGCCACCTACGAGGTCGCCCTCCGGGGCTGGGACGAGGACGAGAAGCTGTGGAGGGAGCGGCAGGCCATGATCGCGGCGGCCCTGTGATCAGCGTGGTCATCCCGACCTACAACCGGAATGACCTCCTGCTCGGTCGCTCGCTGCCGTCGGTCTACGCCCAGCACCACAAGGAGCTGGAGATCATTGTCGTCTGCGACGGCATGTCGGAGGAGTCGGTGGAGGATCTCCGGCAGGGGATCTCTGACCCGAGGGTGACGGTCCACAACATCCCCCGCCAGAGCTATCCCGACAACGGGATGAACTGGGGCCTATATGCGGTCGATGCCCGCAACTTCGGCCTCGATCACGCCACGGCGGAGTGGGTCAGCATGCTCGACGACGACGACGAGATGACGCCCGACAACATCAGCAGCCTGCTTGACATGACCCGCGACTCCGACACCGAGTTCGCCTACCGGCAGAGCATGACCTACAAGAATGGCGTCCCCACCGGGCAACTCTACGGTGGCTGGCCCCCGGGTGACGGGAACATCACGCACGGGGCGTTCCTGATGCGGAGGGACCTCGGATACCGGTATGCCCTGGACTGCTACAGCCGGGA